TCAATTAGTGGTAACAGGAAACAAGATATTGCATTTAACATAATATACATTATGCGCAGTGTTGTCAGGCCCGTGGCTAGGACTCAGGAACATAGCAACCGCAAGGGCTACAGCCGTGCCGGTGCTTTTTGAGTACCTCGCTAAAATTTCATACCACGCCTGTTTTAACTCGGGATCCGTCTCTCTGACGGCGGCAAGGCTTAGCAGCACTTCCTGAACGTCTAGGCCGATTTCTTCGGCAATCTTTTTTGCAGTCGCATCAGTGAGTTGCACTTTCCCAGTGGTTAGGCTGGATATGTGTGACTTGGTAAAACCAAGCTCTGCGGCAACTTGCTGATATTGGGTTAGCTTTTTGGTTCTCATGTATGCCTGAATCAGGGTTTTCGAGTCCATTTTGCTGTTTCCTCGCTTGCTTCGGTATGCATATAACACACTCATTAGGGTCAAAAGTCACCCGTTGTTAGTTAGATTTAGATCTGATCTAATTCAGTCAGTCCATTATAAGTCTGATTAACCTATGACCTACTTTAGCCCACAAAACCTTGATTCGCCCGCTCTCATAGAGCGCAAGGTCTATTGGCAGGCTGAACCGACTGGCGATTACTCCGCCTGTGTCGCGGGTCAGGTTGAGATGTTCCGTGATCTGCATGAGCTGCGGGTCTATCTGTCGATGACGTACCCTGATACCGTCTTTGAGCTGGTCGAAGTGACCGAAGAGACTTGGCAGGGTTTTTATGATCAGGGAGTCTTTTTCGATGACTGGTCATAACCCTGTTAACGCCATGATGCCGATAAATAGCGTTATCGGCACCAAAACGCTGATCGACTATCTGTCCTTCACGTGGGCACCTGTCGAGTTGATCCAGATGAAAGAGCTTGCCAAGCAAGGTGCGCTCTTGAAGGCGATCCCGCGCTTTGACACCAAGGTGAAGGCGCTGCAAGCGGCCATTTCTCAGCCCCCTGTCGAGGGTCTTCGTTACCTGTGGAAACGTCCGGTGGGCTTTGCTCCCCTCGCCCGCTTTGACAAAGAGACTGACCGCCTGTGTCGCAAGGTTGAGCAGTTGGGCCTCTCCCCTGCCCCGACTGTTGAATATGACAAACGTACCGAGCGGTTGAGCCTCAAGGGCGTGGTTAAGTCCCCTGCCCCTGTCGTGACCCTGTCCATGACCGAAATGATGGAGCGGGCATTGCACTCCGGTTACAAGGCCCGTGCCGACATTCGCAAAGAGCTTAAGGCGGTCTGTTCCTCCCTGCTCAAGTTCTCCCAGTTCGAGGTGGTTGAAGGTGCCAAGTATTGGGAAGCCTACAACGATTTGATCGACTGCTACGGGGTGCAGTTTCTCGATGCCCTGTGCTGTGGCGAGATTGAACTGTGGTTGGAAGAGTTGAACACCAAGATTGGTGTCCCGATCCCTGAGCCCCGTTTCACTATGCGCCCTCGCCGCTCCGGTTTGCACGGTTACGCCAACTCGGCCGACCTGCTGTGTGATGGCCTCCCCTGTGGCCTGATTGGTTGGGGCGCTGCGAACCACGGTTGCATGGTGAGTTTCTCCGGTGTGGGTTGTGCGGCACTCGATATGCCTGCATTGCACTCTGTTATCTCTAACATTCCATCTGTCCGTATCACGCGGGTGGATCTGGCGCTCGATGACTACAGCGGCGAGGTGATCAGTTATCAGGGGGCCATTGATGGCGCTCAAGCTGGCGAGTTTCATCCAGAGCGGGGCCGTGCTCCGGCGTGGATGAAAATCGAATCCGGTGAGTTCGTTATATCTGAAATTGCCAAGGGGATTGTTAAACGCTTTGGCATGGCACCAACCAAGGGCTGTTCTTTTTATGTGGGCAGCCGGATTAATGGTAAATGCGCTCGGATATATGAGAAGGGAAAACAGATGCAATCGGCGGAATGCCCAAATTGGGTACGCGCCGAAGGCGAGTTACACAATAAAGACCGGATAATACCGCTCGATGTATTGATTAATCCTGATCCTTATTTCGCTGGGATGTATCCCCAGTTTGCTAAATGGCTGGATGAAGTGAAGCAATCGGAGTCCATTCCGGTACGTGTCACCACCTTTAAAAATAAGTTCAAGACCAGTCGGGACAATGCGGTTTTCCATATGTCTCGGATGGCGGGCCGCCTTGTTAATTGGTTAGCAAGTGTTGAGGGTCTTTCTCCTGCAACGATTGTTCACCAATTAACAGCGCATCTTAAAGAAGATGATATTCCAGCGCGGTTAAGAATGCCGCTACCGCCCGAGTTTATATCGGGTGGGCATTGTTTAGTTTCGACCTAAAAAAACAGGTTCTTCAACGAGGTAAATATTATGTCCCTGCTCACTGGTGTTCTGGTAACTCGTGTTACTCATGGTTATGGTGTGTCCCGTAAATCTGGCGCTCCTGTGCCTTATGATTTCGCCCAGGTGGAATATCTGGCTCCGGCTAACAACGTCAATAAGCCTGAGTGCAATATTCACTCATGGGGCTATGAAGTTCGCCAATTGGCCCTTCGTAATGACTCTATGACCATTAAAGAAATGGCCGACTGCCCCAAGCTGGTTGCCATTGATTTGGTACTGGAAGCTGATCCTCAGAATCCGACCCGCAATGTGGTTGTTGGTTTCCAGCCTACCAAAAAGCCGGTATAACCGCCGCGCAACGAGGAGGAGGAGCGAGAGCGCGCAGCGAGCGACGACGAGGGCGCGATAATGCTTTGTCTAGATATTACCTCCGAGGGTTATGCCCGTTTATCCGAGGGGGATTCCTGCAAATATGTGTTGCTGACCGTGCAGGAGCATAACCGATTAACGGATATATCGAGCTGGTTTGCGTTCGATATATCCACCGTAACCGCCGCCTTTGGCTTTGGATTAGCCATCTGGGTTGTCGGTCTTAAATTGGGCGCTGTTGCCCGTGTTATTGTTGGTGCAAAACGAGGATAAATAAAAATGGAAAAACTGTCAGGCTTGTTCCGTAACGGTTGTATCGCTGCCGTGGCTTCTGTTTCTGCTATGGGTGTTGCTCATGCCGAGGGTGGTGGTACTGCTGATGCCGCTGGTAAGGCGCTTGATACCGCGCTGTCTGACGTGAACGCTACCTCTCCCAAGGTGATGCTGGTTGTCGCTGCCGTTGTCGGGGTCGGTATCCTGATCGGCCTTATTCGCAAAGCCTAAGCCATGTCCCTGCTTATCGGGACGCTCTGGTTTTTGTTCTTTGTCGAGGGATGGCGAACATCCTTTTCAATCTAAGGCGGCTTCGGTCGCCTTTTTTATATTGGGGGCTGTGTGCGCATAGGTTGGCTTTTATTATTTTTCCCATCACTGGCGTTTGCTCTTGGTGGCTGTCCTGTCGGTGTGCAACTTGGTAACGTTACTATTGCTACTCAGTTGCCTGTGTGTCTTAAATTTGAAAGCTCTGAATTTGGCGGTTGCTTGGTTGATTGCCGTGGCGTGTGTGTCGAGTTGCCGTTGGCCAATACCAGAGGGCCAGTCGAAACGACTGGAACATCCTGTAATTATGCGGGTAATGGCAGCGGTAACGGCGATTCAGATGGCAGTGGTAATACGCCAGATGAAGGTAACTCAGGTACAAAACCTATTTCTGGTTGGGTTGACTTTCAACCTGTAATAGGTGATTCAACAGGTACTTCTGTTTCTGGTTCTGTTGCTAAGTTAAATAAAAATCTTGGTGTTGCTTTGCGTCAGGTTGTTGATGCTACTCAACATAATACGGCTAATATTAATTTGATTGCCCATAGTGCAGAGTCATTGGCTAGGGATATGAAAGCCAGTATTTTTCGTTTGGATAGAATGACCGATGATATTTCTTATACTAAAACCTCTACTGATGCCGCTTTGAGCGGTATTTATAAAACTAATGAACATTTGCAAACAATAATTTCAAAGATGGATGGTTCTGGTTCTTCGGGTGGAGGTTCTGGTTTTGGTGATAAACAAGTTGATGATTTGGACGCTATTAGGCGTAATATGGGGGCTATTTCAGGCACTCTTTTGGGTATAGATGATGTTTTGCGTCAATCTAATAGTTTTTTGGCTTCTACATCTGGAATAATGCCTTCCGTGATGAACTCTTTGGCAAGTCAGGGGGATTATGGTGTTATTGGCAAGCTCGGTTCTATCGAGTCTTTGTTGAAGTCTGGTTCTGGTTCTGGTTCTGGTGAGGGTGGTCAGGGTGTTGATTATTCCAAGATGCCGGGATCTGCTGATAATCCATTGTCTGTAGGTGGTAGCACTTATAATTCTTCTTGTTCAGGCGAAGGCTGTTTTTTCGATGTTCCGGCAATGGATAAAAAGCTCGCTGACACAAATAAATCCCTTACGGATAAGTATGCCTCTATTGCTGAGGATGTGAAGCAGGTGTTTTCATTTAGTCTTACGGGGTCTGCTGACCCGATGGAGTGTTTGGACTTATTCACACATCAGGGAAAGGAGTACACCATTTGCCCGCCCTCCGGTGATTATTGGAAAACCTTGGCGGCCTTGATGATGTTTATTTTCTACTTCGTGGCTCTGATGATTATATTTAAGAGGTGATGGCATGGAATGGCTTGGTGATTTCTTTGGTTCGTTCTTTAACGATATATATCAGTTGGCCGTGCAGTTTGCTGCATGGTTTGCTGTGCGAATGGCGGTGCAGTGGGTGGAGTTCAAGCTGTTTCTGTTGACGTTTACTTGGGATGTGGCAAAGGAGATTTTGTTGAATATCCATTTCAGTGAGCTGCTTTCATCCTCTTTTAATTCGTTGCCGCCCAGTGTTCGGGGGATATTGCTGTACCTGCATTTTGATAAAGGTCTGGCGATACTGTCTCAGGCATTTGTCACCCGCTTCATGCTCAACATGATGGGGTGGTGAATGTCCATCAAGATCCATCACGGGGCGCCAGGCTCTTATAAATCATCGGGGGCGATCCATACCGATGTACTGCCCGCCATCAAGGCAGGCCGTCACATCATCACCAACGTGCGCGGCTTCACCGCTGAGCGTTGCAGGGAGGTATTGGGTAAGGCGGTGCCGGAAGGCTTTGAAGTGACCTACATCGAGACCGAATCGCAAGACGGGCGCGATAGGTTCGCGCGGTTCTACCACTGGGCACCGAAGGGGGTGTTTTTTCTGGTCGATGAAGTGCAACGGATCTTTCCGCCTTCATGGCGTCAGAGTGATTTAGACCGTCTGGATTATCCGAATGGGCCGGATGCCGCCAAGGAAGATGGCCGACCGGAAACCATAGACGTTGCATTTGATATGCACCGACATCACAACTGGGATTTCGTATTTACGACCCCGAACATTAAAAAGGTTCACGCTGTTATTCGTGCCGCTGCTGAAACTGCGATCCGTCATACCAATATGGGCCTGTTGGGCATAGGGGGCCGCTATAAGACGGTTTTGCATCTTGCCGATAATAGCGGGTCGTCCATGTCCGATGTATTGCAAGCCAAGCCATTCAATAAGGTGCCGAAATATGTTTTCAAACTCTATGACTCAACTACAACAGGTAAGGTCTCGGATACAATCGCGGGCAGCTCGATGTTTCGAGATCCTAAAATACTTTTTTTTCTGGCGCTTATGGGGTTTTGTATCTTCTTTGGCTTCATTAAGCCTGAGTATATCGACAAGCCTGATGAGGCCCCTGCGCCCTCTCCTGCCGCTGTTCCGGCTGCTGGGGAGGTGGGTGATACGTCCGGTGCTGGGGTACGTGCTAGCGGCGCTCCTGCTGCGTCTGCTGGCGGGGTTCTTTCTGTAGGGCCGTTCGCGGGACACAGGTTGATCATCAGTTGTCACCAGCTGATAAAGGATGAACGGGGATCATATCGGGTTGAGTACTGCTTTGCCCTGCGCAAGGGTGACGATGTGCAGCCTGTTTACAGTGACGACTGGCCGGATCAACTGGCCAGTGTGGACGCTATGAGCGCCTGCCATGCGGTTGTGAAGTATCAGGGCAAGCCGGTTGATGTTTACTGTGACCCAGAGGGGGATATCCTGCGCCGCAAGTACAATGCTGCCCTCTTTGCGGGCGGTGAGACCAAAAACAAACCAAGTGATGACCGGACATAAATAACGGTAACTGCGTAACGCGGTTATTTATGTTAAATACGATTGTGGATACCGCATTTTTACTGGGCTGGCGGGGTGTTTGTCTTTCATGGCGCAGCCATATAAGCGCAACCCTCGCACTCACCCCGAGAGATCATGTCTCTAAGCGCGGCTCCCGCCTTTAGGCGGCTCTGAATTTTCCTGAGAATGACCCTCCTCCCCCTTCCCTGCCAAACCGATCTTTAGTGCCCCAGTCAGAGCGACCAGCCGAAGGCTATGGGGCGCGGGTGGTGCCTGCATCGTCCTCCTGTCGGAGACAAGCCGCTCTCAAGGTCTTTCGCCGTCTTTGTCTTTAGGGCCACGGGTTTTCCGGTTCGGCTCCCCCCGTGTAGTAATACGGGGGGAATTCTACCCCTACCCTCTACCCCTACCGTCTACCCCCGCCCCTTCCCTTTCTACCCTTTGACCACTCGATGGTGGGGCCATACGGGCAACCTCTCGGCTTAGGCCCACTCGGGCGAGTGTTTAGAGCAGGGGCCCTCACACTAAAGCGCGGGGGGCGCAGCCTCCAGCTTTCGCGGCGCAACGCGCCGACATATGACTTTTCTATCAACCCAACAAAATGGGGGCCTCCGCCCCCAAACATCACATCACGCCTAGTTTTTTCCTCCAGTAGAAGGCAGCCATCTGCCTTTCGGATCTCTCCACCTGGATGATGGCAAGCGCCTCTATCCTGCGCCTGTCGAACCTCACACCAGTGGGTGACACAAGGCAATCATTCATCATCCTCCAGCCTTCCCAGTGCTTCCAGATTGTGGGCAGCTCTCTACCGGAAGCCATACGCATTAGCCGTTTATAGACAGGTGGGATCTCTTTGCCCTTATCCCAATATGTGACCTGTCTCACAGAAACAAAACAAAGATTGGCCGTCTCTTCTTCTGATAAACCACATTCGAACCAGCGAAAAATGAAGTTTTTGGTCAACTCTCGTTCCATCCAAGTAAATACCTGATAAACCAGCAAAATTGCGTGGAGTGGCTTATCGGCGGGTTTCGGATGGGCATTTAACAAAACGTCGCATTATGCGCAGTCATGCCTGTAGATAGAACAAAGGGGCCGCAGGCCCCTTGGTTATTAGGGTGACCGCTTAGACCCGTTTAGATTGGATTACAGAGCTGGCTTTGGGGTCAGCTTTTTTCAATGTAACTGTCAACTTACACGGTTTTTTAAGGTCTTGCGGTTCAACTTGGCAAACAATGAAATGGTGACTGTCTTCATCCACATGACTAGCGATTACGCCGGTTCTGTCAGTGTTCTTATGACACTCAGCCAAGAAGCTTTGACGCCATTCCTCATGATTTTCCTCATGAGTGCAGAGGTCTAGCAAGAAGAATGACGACGGTTGACGGTTGATCTGGAAAGACTGAATTTCGCCATTAAGGAAGGTGGCTTCTAGTTTGCCGCCTGTAGTATTGCTGAAAGCCATCATAAGGTAAGTTCATCCTTGAGGTAGATGTAAGGTATTGATTTTAATGCCGATAAAGCTAGTTATCGGCGTCTAGCCAACAGAGATATTAAGCGGGACTCTAGGTACCCACTTCTTTAATACAACCTGAGGATAAGTCCCTTTGTGATCAACTTGTTTGGCATCACGCCATAGGCAGTTGGCATCCCCGTTTCCTTCTACTGACAAAATGACCATTCTGGTTTTTGGATCGGTTATTAACACAACTTCATCGCCAGCATTAAATGACATAACCACTCCTTGGTTGAGCGAAATTGCTCCGAACGAATACTGAGGCTTCCAGCTTATAAAGCAATCACCCAACAACAAAAAAACCGCTTTGTAAGAGATAACACCCCTCCCCCGTGGATGTTGTGAGCATGGTTGTCTGGGAATTGCCCCCGTATTACCACCCCCGGTGGCTGACCCTGAAAAACCGATTTGTGATGGTACAACCACGAAATGAAAGACCTGTATCTTGCGATGCAGGTCTTTGTTGAATGTGATCAATGCAATCAGGCTGCCAACCAGCGCTTACGTTTGGGCATGGGGGTCGGTTGGTGCAATGGTCGGGACTGAGTACAGATCTCGATGATCAGTTTTTTCAGTTCACTCATATCGCTACCCTTGAGCGTCAATGACCAGAATGCCCTCGCCTGGCTGTAGTGCATGCCATTGGTATAAAGCAGGGTGTCATTTTCAAAGCGAAGCTGATTGTAGGGCGCTTCCATTTGCAATCCGGTTTCAGGAAACCAGATATTCAAGGTGCCCGAGGGGATCAGGGTAAATTGCGCTATCAGATCGGTTTGTCCGACCAGCTTGTAGGTTTTTTTGATGATATCTAGCGGCATAGGGTTTCTCGATTTTTCAGCAAGCTATTTAATTGTTTGTTTTCTCTGCTGCGGGATGGATGTCTATCCTGCTGATGGCAATGCACTCGTTCCTTACCGCCTCGTTATTCCCTGAACCGTTTGCCACCCCAGAGAAGTACAAAATAACAGCGCCCGCTTGAATGAGACCTTAATGAATCGCTTGTGGTTTTAAAAATAGACAGCAAACAACAGGATCAAGACTCACAACGTTGCATTTCTCAATGTTGTTATCTCTCACTGCTATCCCAGCCGGTCCAGCGGCTTTTGTTGGGCACTCTCATGCCGTTCGCTGTTACTGGTGTGCAGATATTTAGAGGTAGTGTCGATGCTGTCATGTCCGGCATCGGCCTGTACGTGTGAGAGTGGCCGCCCATGCAGATTGATATCGTGGGTGATCCCGGTATGGCGAATGGCGTGGGGAGAGAGTTGCCGCATTTCAGCCCCATCCTGGGTAAATCCATCCCGCTCTGCCAGATCTGCACCCTTGCCAATGATCATCATGATCAGGTCTCGTAACTGACGAATGCCCAGATTGGCATTGAGTTCGCCCTGTTCACGGCCATGGGCTGCCGCTTTGTGGCGAACGAACAGTGGTGTCTGTTCATCCGGTGTCGGCAAAGGGGCAAGGCCGAGGAAGCAACGATAGCGTTCAAGCGCCGCCAGCAGCGCTTGGGAGACCGCCACGGTACGCCGCTTTCCCCCTTTGCTTTGTGGAATGAAGTAGCCCCAGACGCCGGTTTTGCGATCCCGGCGAAACTGCCCCATCACCGGAGTGAAACCTGGCCTGGCCGCGACCTCCGAGATCCGCAGATAGCAGGCATACATCAGGATGGTGAGAAAGCGGCTGCGTTCGTGCTGCTCGGGATGTTCGCGGGCCAGGGTGTCGGCCGCCTGGATCACGTAGGACCACTGCAACTCGCTGAAACATTGAACTTGATCATCGGCCTCTTGCTGTTGTGGCCGCTTGACTCGCTGTAGCAACAAGGCGGGGTTCCTGTCCATGTACTCCTCCTGGATCAGGAACTGGAAGAAGGCGGACAAAATGGCGAGTTTGGTTTTCATGGCCTGTTCACTTAGGCGATAGGGCAAGGCTCGCCCCAGTTCCCGTTTGCCCAGAAACGGGCGCCACTGCGGATTGGGTAAGCGCTCCCCCCACTCCTTGTCGAGGACGAACTGCGCCACATTGCGATAGGCGATCAGCGATTCTGGCGGGGACTGACAGTAGTCGAGATAGCGCATCATGATGCGGCGAGTGAGATCTTTGGGGTTGATGGCGGCCTCGCAAAAGCACCAGTGCAAAAAGGTGGTCAGCTCACTGCGATAGGTTTTGTAGTTATTTTCACTGTTGCGCTGTTCCAGCAGCCAATCGACCGTTAATTCGTAGACCAGACCGGCATCGGGCACGTCATTGAGGCTTAGATTGGCCAGGTATTGATTGACCTGCGGGTTGCCAGCCTCGAGATAGATCAGGCTATCAAACAGCGGCAT